AGAATGGCAAGAGATGTACTTGGCCCTGGTAGCTTAATAGAGAATCCTATGAGAGCTATAGAAAAAACAACAGGATTACCATATATGCAATTCGCTAAGGAAGCTACTAAGTATAGAGAAGAAAAAGGTAAAGGCCCTAAAGGGTTACTTGACCCTGCGTTAAAATTTGGTGGAGATGAGGAATCGTAATGGATTGGGTACCTAAAGATAAACAAATGGATATGCGTCAGCCAGATGGTGGGCTTTTAAATTGGATAAAGGAGAATCCTACTGAAGCTGCAGCTGTTGGTGCTATTACACCATATGCAGCAAAAGAAATAAGTGCTGCTGCTGCTAGACCATTACAAAAAGCTATTAGCGCTAGGTCTAGTATTAAAATAGATAAATTCTATTCTAAAGGCGCAGACAAGACAAAGCTAGCTGTACATCACTTCTTAAAAAATGAGCAAGATGAAATAAATAAAATAGTAAAGAAATGGTATCCAGATTTAAAGAATTTAAAATATGCAGATAAAAAAAGAGAACTATCTAATATAGCAAAACAATTTGGAGTTACTATTACTCCTGATCCAGCTTTAAATAGAGCTAAGGGGAGCTTTGGGGAGCTGACCGCTGTTCTAGAAAGAAAAGATTTAATTGCTAAGGGGATTTCTGCTGATGAAAGAGGTTGGCAAGCTAGGAAACTTAGGGGCTTAGATTTAGATATAAGAAGTGAACATCAATGGCAAGTCTTAAATAAAGTTGTTCATGATGATATTAAGACTTTAAGTCAAGCTGATAAAATAAAAATTAATAAAGCAGGGCTAACTGCTCCTATAAAAACTACTATGAAAAATGTATTTGGGGGTAAAAATTTTGGTACTGGTAAATTGAATGACCACTCTAGGGCTATTGTTGTACATGGAAAACAAATGAAATCTCCAAATACTTCAGTATCAATATCTAAAGTTATAAATTCAGGGGATACTTATCGAATGCATAGAGCTGTAAGTAAAGACCATTTAAATCAAATGGCAGAATATGTTATGAAATATGCTGATCTCGATAATCCTGATAAGGTAGCTAGGTTAGAAAGTATACGAAAACATGCTCAGAAAAAATTTTTTAGTATGGCTGCAACTCCTATGCAATATGCATCATTACATTGGGAAGTTGGAAATGCAGATAAATCAATTCAACAGTTTATGCAAAAATTTAGATATAATGAAAAAACTGGTATTGGTAGAATAAATATTAGCCCCGCAAGAAAACCATTGCCATTAATAGGTGGTTTTAATGCAAATATAAGATATCAAAGAGTAAAAACTAAGCCAAGATACAGACTTATTAATAATAAAGGGTTTTCCAGTGGACAAAAAACTCCAGATATGTTTGGTGAATGGGAAAAATATTATCCTAAAAAATTAAAAAAATCATATTTATATACAGATAGATTAGATTTATTAAAAGGTTCTGGCTGGACACAAAAGTTGCCTCATTTATCTATTATGACAAAAGAAGATGTGTCAAGAATTTCTAATAGAGAAAAGATGATCACTTCTCTAAAAGAAAAAAATTGGAGAAAAGCAGCTGCTAGCGCAGCAAGATTGGCAGGTAAGCTACCTGGATTAGCTGGTAGATTTTTTGCATTTAGATTTGCTAGAATTTAAGAAAGATAGGGGAGAACGGGCAAATAAGCAAACCCATAAATGTTCTCCCCTTTGTGGAAGGGATAAACTGCCTACCTTGGGGAAAGATAATAAAACCAAGGTAGATTGATATCGCAGTTTATCTTGCTACGAAATTATCAAAATATTTACAGCCATCTTCTACCACGCAAGGCTTACCAGCCTTTTTACTGTTGACAGTCATGAATACTGGTACCCATTTATTTCTTTTTAGATATCCTCTATCAATAGAAATAGAGCAACCAAGACAATTGCCAACATTCCAATTTGCGCAATCAAGTTGTGCTTTCCTTAGTTTCGTCATTTCCTTCCTCCTTGTTGTGTTCGTCTGCTGTCGTCGGTTCGCCCTCTCTTCGCTCCTTCTCCTCCATCAGTCTCAACATATAAGCAGATAAATACACGGATAGGTCAAGTGCCTCTTGTACCGCCTCATAAAAATTATCTCTTGTAATATCATCACTTGGCATAATTGGAACATCTTGATGATACTCTAAAGCACCTAACTTTAATCTTTCTTTTATTAGATTTAATATTAAATCATTATTTGTTTCTAAATCTTTTAAGTCTTCACTATCTTTAAAATCATTAATTTTAGCTTGTAAAGCAGTGTTTTTTAGAAACATTTCTTGAAGTCTGAAATCAGCTTCCATTAAAGCTTGTTCTAAATGAACAACTTTATTTTTTAGCATTTGTTTATTGCTTGCTAAAGGTTTTCCTTGTTTATTTATTATACTAGTCATTACAATTCTCGCATTTAGGTTTACCTTGGAGCGCATATTCTTCTTCTATACCAGTCTCAGAGCCGCATTCTATTTCAGATGCTTCTTTCATTGTAATAGTTTTTTCAACTTTATACATATCTTCTGTTACTGGTATCTTTTTTTGTCCAACATTTTTTGATTCCATTTCATCTTCAATATTTTGGACAAGATCGTTAACTTTGTTTAAAGCTTCTGGATTGCTACCATTCATATATAGCTCTCCTCTATAATTCTGCAAAGCAGTCATTATAATTTCGCTTTGTTCTCTTGATAAATTCAATATCTTCCTCCTTTTGCTAATTTTCTAAGAACATATTCTTTAGTTTCATCTTTTAGAGTTTCAACCCATAGAATAAGCTCTTCAAAATCTTTCTCATCTAATGGGCCTTTCCTGGTATTACAAGATTTACAAATTAGTTGCAGGTTTTCTTTTATAGAGTCTCCACCTTTAGCCAAGGGGATAATATGATCACATACCATATTTCTATAAACCATTTTTCTTCTGCAGTATTTGCAAGACTTGCCATATTTATGATAAAACATATCACGTAAATCGTCCATTGTGATATCGAATATTACTTCAGATATTTCTGAACGTTTCTTAAGGGAGGATTTGAGACTTTGCATTTTTCTCTGTAGCTTAGTATAAGCAATCTTCCAATAAGTTTTGTGATGAGGCTCTAAAACCTCTTTAAATGCCTTCTTATCATACTTCATAATTATAAGGGCTCAGCGTAGGTGTTTTTACTCACTGTCTGCTTATGTTTATCCAAAAGGATGTCAACACAGAACAACTGAGCCCATATAATTTAGTATTAAAAGAGTTCGGTAACAATATCAAATCCTAAGTTGCGTTTTTTAGAATTAACTTCGTTTTACTCTTTTAATTTTTCTGATATTTAGACCAGGTGGCATATCATCTCCAGAATTAAATGCTGATATTGCAGCTTTTCTGGCTTTCACCTTATCCAATTTCTCAACTATTTCAACTTTCTTAAAATCATCTGATATACTATGAGGATCAACATCTACTGGGCCGAATGTTTCATAAAGCTTATACCTTGCGGTATTAGTTTCATAGACTCCGTCTTCATTCCCAACTTCCATAATAACTGCTGGCAGTAGTTGTTTATTAAAATAGTCTTTTGTCCTTACCAATGCTCTTCGTCTTGACCTCAATCTTTCAACTTCATCTTTTAATGCTTCTACTTCAGCATCGATAAGATGTTCTTTTTTATTGAGCTCGACCATAAAGTAATCAACGTTTTGGATTTTATTTTTGACTTCTTTGTGGATCGTCATTCTAGTTTCTTCTAGTTTTTTATGCTCGTCCATATCGATGTCAGTTCCTTGTTCAAGATGTTCTAGCTGCTGATTAACATCTATTAACTCTCCAACAAGTTCTTTAGTTGTTGGCATTTTGTTGCCTCTCTTCCTTTGCTTTGATTAATCTAAAAGAAGGTGTCCACTCTAAATCTACATCAAATAAATCGCCATCGCTATTTTTAAATAACGTAACTTTTTTACCTGTGCTTTCAGAGTCTCCTGTTATACCTATTACTTTCCTAGATGCATTTTCTATGGCTCCGCTACCTTTAGCAGCATACAAATCCATTATTTGATTTCTCGAATAATCTCTTGATACTTGAGATATTTGTATAATAATAATATCTTCAGTTACTGCAATATTTGAAAGTGAATGGCTAATATAATTTAGCTTTTCGTACTCACCTTTCTTATTGTAAGGGACATCTACCAAGTCAATATAATCTATAACTACACACTTAGGTTGCAATTGTTTTATTTTGTCCTGTATTTGGCCTATTGTAGGCGCTATAGACTGCATTATAATATGGCTTAACTCTTCTTTGTGATGATTATAGAGCTCGTTGTATTTAGACACTACATCATCTTTACTAGCACCTGAAACTATTTGCAAGTTTCTTCTATGCATAACAAATCCAGAAAGCTCTAAAGATAAGAATAAAGTAGGTATTTGTGCCTCTTTAACTATTTGATCTAATTCTGCATTATATCCTAATACAATATTTTGTGCAAGCGCTGTTTTATTAGCACCTGTTGAACCAAATATTGTTACTAATTCACCTGGATATATAGTGACATCTTTGTTAGGAACACCTAAAAGCTTAGCCAGGTCTATAGTTCTACCTGAGAAATCAGTTTCTAATCTCTCTGCTAAGTCAGATTGAAGTTCTTCACTATTTTTAACATCTATCAAATAGTCTTTTCTTTTGTAATAAATACAATATGGTTGACAATGCTTAGCCATAAGTTGGTCTTTACATCCATATTTATATCCACCACGATATGTATCTTCTACTTTTTGTAGAATTACATCATCCATTAGTTGACCTTGATTCCATTCTAATAATGCAGCCTTTGCTGCACCACTAGGAATACCATGTCTAAAGAAATGGGACGCTATTCGCATCATAGTATTATTTCTAGTACCTTCTTCAGGGCCTAGTTGATACATCTTTTGAACACAGGGTACAATATTTCTTGGCTCAACATTGGATTGCATTACTCTTATTTTTGGAATATTTGTAATGACATGCTTCTCTAATTCTCCATCTGCCCATACTGGATTACAATCTAAGAACCTTTGTTCTTCTGCTAATAAATGAATATCTTCATATTTTAAATGATTAATTTCATCGTAAGTTAATTGTACTTTGTATAAAGAAGATTTTTGATTAATGGTGTTAGAGCACCGATAGATTGAAGTTCTGTTATATACTGTTAAATCTATTTCACTGAGTAAATTATTCATTGTTTCCTTAACAATAAACGGTAAATCCTTACTTCCTTCAGGAAAATTAAATAATTCACCACTTATGATAAGGTGATACCCAGTTCCACTAAAATAAATATGACAGGATTTTTCTTGAACGCCTAGTTCTTCGAGTTCAAATAATACACTTCTTGTTTTGTTTAGTGTATATTCGTGTGTATTCTGACCTTTATCTATATCAATTAATACATCATTTATGTATCTTTTACCTAAAAAGTCTTTTAGAGTTCTTCTTAATTTAAAATACTCTAATCCTTCTTGATCATATAGATATAAGCTTTTATATACAGCTTTGTTTTTTCCATGTTCAAGTATAACATCTATAACTTGTTCTTGATCAATCAGGAGCCCTCTATTCTGAGGGCCCCCAATTGCTATCTCATTGTATAAAGTCACTAAAACGAGGTTTGAGTGCCGCTAGTAGTAGTGGAGGAACCACTAGTCATAGCACCATTTCTAACCTGTTCAGTTTCTTCATGTTCAACAATGTACTTATTGGCCTTCATGTACTTAATGTAATCTTCAAGGTCTCTACGACCCGCTTCATCATTTTGTACAATCTTTGGGCAAACTGTAGGATAAGCTTTTTGATTCTTTTCGCTCCACTTCTTATATACATAAATATATAAGGGTGTATCGAAATTGCTTGCTCCATAGTTAGCTTGAGTATGATTAGCATTTAAAAGATGAACTACATCATCTTCTAGTACTTTATCATTCTCATCTACCCATTCACCTTTGGCATTTACGCCTCCGTTCCAGCCAATAGCATCCGTTAAATACAATATTCTTTTAAGCAAACTATTCTCACCAGATATTCTACCATCAGCATCTTTTTCAAACTTACCTAAAAGGTTATATTTGTAAGGATACTGAGAAGACTCATTTCGAAAATGAATCTCTAAGTAAACATCTAAATTATCATAGTTTTCTGATTTATTAATAAAATCAGTTAATGCAACTTCTTGAAAACCTAGCCACTTGGCTGGGCCTTTAGAGCTGCTTTCTGCTTCATAAGAACCTCTGTACGGCATATGCTACTCCTCTTCTTTGTATTTTAGGATTTCATTGACTACTACATTGTAGTCAAATTCAAGGACTTTCTGGGCTAATGGTCTTAACCTGCTGCCTACAGTCCTTTCATCATATGCTTGGAAAGATAGATAAAACTTTCCGTCTTCTTTGTCAGCGGTGGCGTAACCTATGACATCAGCAGAGGCAGTTACTGCATACGCCAAGCCCCTTGGGAGCTCTGGCCCTAGCTGACTTTTGCCATCTGTTATCACCGTGCTTTTAGCATGAGAAATTAAAACAAGATTTCTTCCTTGTGCTTTACATAAAGTTTGAAATCTTCTAATAATATCAAGATTCTTTTTTCTTGCTTGTGCCCAGTCCGCACCCCAAGAAGAACCTTCACCCATTGCTATTTGACCTCGTTCATCGCATACTTCACTTTCGATCCATCTGTTAACATGATCAATAGTATCGATAACTATTGTTTGATATGGTAGTTTTTTAAGGTTACTCTTTAACCAATGGTAAACTTCTACCATAGAATAAACTTCCATTGGTTCTCCAACTTTATCACCTGAACGAAAATAATAATCGCGTTCATCGTTAGGAACAATTTCTGTTAGAGCTGTTCCCTTTGATGTTACTTGCTTACCATCTTCTAATACTGGTCTAGTTGGTGTGTTTAGAGATGTTACAGTTACAGTGTTTGCTTTGTCAACAAAGTCTGAACCAAGGTCAGTGTCTATTAATAAAACACCTTCTGATCCTGTATCACTCCATCTACTGGCCTGTGTGGTTTTGCCTGTTTTAGGCTGACCGATAAAATACCAAGTCAGCCCATTAGGCAATTTTGTCCAGTCCGTAGATACTTGTCGTACTTTAATATCCATAGACTTTCCTTAATTAAGTTATTAGTTGTTCAGTTCGCATTGTGAGAGGCATTAAGCCTAACCAAATATACGCATAATACGCTTTTTTAGCAACGACATTAAATACTTGATCTATTCCTAGCCCTCCTACAATCGACGCAGTAAATATTGTATGTTTCATTGTACAATCTGCATCTGCTATAGTATGACTTGGCTGCCAAGTATCTAAGTACTTATCATGTTTTTTAGTAGCTGTAACTATTTCCATTGCCAATGCTCCCATTCGCAAATCTAAAAATAGTTCTCTATTTGATTGTTCTTTCCATTTCTGGTAAGCAATCATTCTACCTTCCATATTATCTAAACAAACTATCATTTTTGGTAATGTGGGGCTTTCCTCATTATAGTATTCTTGATAGAATTTATTATTACCAGGATTAACTGAATATAAATCAGCAACATTTTCAGCTACAACAGATTTAGGTCTACCTATAGCGTTCTGTGGATACATAGTTGTAGAAAGATTGTGTTCTTCTAATGTATCATCATCCCATCCTGTAATTTTCTTAAATCCCATAATGGATAATAGAGGTACCAGCTGTGAGCCGATACCTCCTAATCCAACTATACCAATATGGTTTAGTTTACCCTGAGGAATTAAATCCTTATTCCTTAAGAATCTAGTAGAATCCATTATAACCTCCATATGAATATGCATCATTCATGTACATTAATCTAGTAGCTTCATCAGCTTTCACACCTAATTTCATTAATTGCTTTTCACATTTTGCATCATCTAAGACACCATTCTCAAACATTTGAAGAATTGCTTTAATCTTCTTTTCTATCTTTTTAGAATGTTTGTTCATAATTCCAAATATAGAAGTTTGATTATTCATATTTAAGTGTCCACCATATACTCTACCAGTATAAGTAGCTACTTCCTTAGGCTTATTCTTCTCTATAATGTCTCCTAGCTTTACCCATTCATCGTTTACTTTATAAGTATCTTGAAGTTTTATTTCATCTTCATCAAGTATATGAGTATGTGAAACACCATATTGATCTTTATAGCTAAATCCAAAAGATGCTAACTCTTTTCCAGAAGATGCAACTATCAAACTACCATAGAAATTTTCTACGGGAGCCATATCTAGTAAAGTATCCTTATCTGTCCCTGAAAAGAACGAACCCATTGTATTGTGACTATGTATTAAGCCTATAAATGTGTTTTTTAGAAGATTCTTATTATTATTATAAGTATCCTCTAAGATACCAGCTACATCTTTTGCGTCAAATTCTGTTGATGTATGATTACCTAAGTTTAATGGATGAAAGTGAACTATCTTCCACTCTTCTGGATATCCATCACTATCCGTTTTTATTTTATACCAAGCTGGCCCTGACCATTCATCATCTTTGAATCTAGTCAAAAGATAATTGTACTTGTTCTGGACTGATCGAGGTATAATCATTTTGCATTTTAAGCTCATTTTTATCTAGTCTCCTTACTATTTTTGAATAATAATCTTTTAAGATATTATTCTCAATTAATAAATATTGTTGATTTAGCTTTTCATATTTATTTAATAAATCTTCTAAGCTTTTTGGGATTCCATCTATTTGTTTGAATATTTCCAATCTTCGTTCTTTTACTCCAGTGTGCTCTTGGTTAGCAAAATTAACTCTTCTGCTCCAAAATGTTCCAATGTTATATCGGTGTTCTGTATCATAGACAAACATTTCTTTCATCCTTTTGTTTATACATTCATTAAACTTCTTATCTGTTAGATTTTGCTTACAGATAGAGTATAATCTTTTACGTACAAAACTTGATCTCATTTTACCTTTTATAATTAGCATATTATGAGATTTTTCTGTTTGACCTGAATAACTACTCATTTCAGTTGCTCTTGTAGTTCTATTTCCTTTTTCATCTAACATATTATAGAACTCTCTTTGCTCAACTTTAACTGGTTCAACAAATTTAGATTCTGAAATTATACTTTCTTTTATCATAGCTTTTATATCTATAACTTTATAAAGAAAGTTATTACTCTGTATGATTCTATACATTTCTGATATTACTTTTTGTAAACAATATATTGTTTCTCTTAAATCAAAAACTTCTTCTGAATTATAGTCATTATTAAGATTGACCATAGTTTTAAAAGATATTGAATCACTATTTGGAACAAGCGTAGTTGTTTTTGAACCCTTTTCTACCCAAGTATGGCTATAAAGAGTTCTCATTCTGGTATAAGTATCTTCTATTCTTGGAGGAAAGACTGAAAAAGAATATTTTCCACTTTCTTTAGATTCTAAATATTCATAATCTATTCTTTTAATAGTCTTGGTTAATTCCTCACCTAGCATATTGAATACATCTTGATTGAAATCTCTAAAAATATCAAAACATTTAGAAATATTATTACATATGAATTTTAAAGCATAAGCTACTGAATCACATTTAACATACTTTAGATGCTCTAAAATATCTTCTGTTGTAAACCAATTAGATATTCTACCAGATAAGTAACGCTCTTGTGCCCATTTCATTAACGATCCTTTAAATTCATAATTATCTGTCTTATAATCAATAACATTATGATTTATATCCCAATAAGGACTTAATCTATTCCAAGTATTTAGATATCTATGTAAAGTATTTAAATAATTTATCCAATCTCCATTATCATAACACTCATATAAATTATTTTCAAATCCTCCGAGACAAGGCTTAGCATCTGATAGATGAGGATGCCATCCTGCATATGTTTTTCTTATATCAAATCCATCAGGAGCGCAAAGAAATCTTAATAATGGACTTGATTCATATGAATTTTTTCTAATTTTTACATATATTCTATCCAAATAATTAACATTTCTTGCTCTTAACCTAGGTATCCCCATATCTAAATATATAGCAATATCATCTTTGCCTTCTTTATCGTCGGCGTATCCATCAAATGCTACTATAGGGTACTTAGCATCTTTTCCATATACCATTTTTAAAAAATCTTTTTCAAATTTCTTTAGTTCTTTTGCACTTTCTCCTATAAAATTTAACATACCTCTTGGCTTACCTAGCGCTTTTCTAAAGAAACTTAAGATGCGATTTTCAACATCTTTACCAGACTGCAATATTGGCATAGCTTGCAAGTCCTGTATTCCACTTTTAATTGGTGGAAATGTACTTTTAATTGTAATTTCGTTCATCTTTATCTCCACTTATTGTTATAGTTATTTGAATTAGTTAAAGTAATAACAGGCAGGCTCTGTTGTCAGCTGTGATAGCCCATAGCACGGGAGCACTATGAAGTTTACAGAGCCCGTTACGTACTGATTGTGCCTGTTATATTGTTTTAGAAGTTAGATCATAGTACAGAATAGTACCTTAGCCCCTGACTTAACCTTTTGTTGCTGAAAAGAAACTAGGTCTCCGTCATGAAGGGTATGGTCTGGCTGAACTTCTTGGTTTCCCACATAAATGGTAACACCAGTTAAAGCTAAGTCCATAGCTCTTGCGATTCCATATGGAGTATCACCTGATTGGTTTTCCATTGTGCGTCCACCGTTATGATAAGAGATTACTCTCAGATTGTCTGCCATTTGTAGGCCTCCTAACTGTTAGGTTGTGGATTACGTAATTAAGCAGCTTTTTTAGCTGGTCTGCCACGCTTTTTAGAAACGGGCATCTGCTTTGACCAGTAATATACTTGACCTCTTAGACGATATAGTTGACGTCTAAGGCGCTTTATAGGTTTATAGAAACATATACCTACAACGATTACACCTGCTACAAATCCTGTAGCAAACATAAGATATTCAAATACAGTCATTCTTCTGACTCCTTTTTTATGTGTTTAATAAGCATTGAAACTCTATTCATTGCTTTGTCTTTAATCCTAGATGGCACTTTTTCTTCTTCTTGCCATATGATAAACTCTCTATGTGGAGAGGCAACACTTTTTATAAAATATGTAAACTTATATCCATCTACTTCACCTGAATAAGCTGTTCTTTCTATTTTATTTATTTGATACATATTATCAAGATTAGGATTATCTTCCAGAGTAATTTTCATACTCATTCTTCCTCCTTTGATTTATTCATATCTAAGACACGTGCAGTTTGCCCTTGATTGATCCACCAACCATTATATGGTGCATCTTCAGGTGCATTTGATTTAAAGAAATCATTACGCTCTTTGATATATTGAGGGTCATTTGGAGCATCCCCCTTATAAGGCCATCCTCTTTTCCAAGCCTTCCAATCATCCCATTCACTATTATTTCTCTTCATTATTACTCCTTGAGGTAGAGCCCTGCAAGTTTCTAAAACTCTGTCAATCTATAAAGGGTCTTTTATTAAATAGATATCCGATTAACAGGGCTCGATGACAAATTTAAGAAGGCTCGGAGCCAACCTTAACAATTTCTCTTTTCCTATCAGTTCTAGGAGGAACAACGCTTTTACTAATCATATCACATTTCCCTCTAACCTTATGTGTTCGGTTAGAAGGTTTTATGTTAATTATTTGTTCCAGAAATCGCGCCTTCTTAATATTTTCTAATTTAGATTCTTTTATTTGACAGTCTATCACCATTTCTATTTGGTTCTCTATGTCCATTATCACTTACCTATTTTATCTATAGCATCTTGTACAGTACTAATTACTTTCAAATGTGAATTAGTATTATCTGTGCCAATAGTTACATTATTGTGAGGTGTATGTATGCCATCAGCACCAAATGAATCAAATATATCTTGTTCGCTCATATCTTTCATAACTATTTTTAATAGTTGTTCAAATCTGTCATTTATGTCATCATATTTCATTTTGTACTTAGCGTCAAGATTCGTGATACTTTGTCGTATCTTATCTAAATTATCTTGCATCTTTAAAAGGTCACTTAATTCTTTTGACCTTCTAGCATCGATGCGCAGTTCTTCTATTTCATATTTATTATGATAATGTCTGCTGGTTATCCAACCTGCAAATAAAACTGCTGCTATTGTTAACGGAAATTCAATCATATTGCCTCCTTTATGGCATTGCTACTCTTTGTACTGTTTGATCGCAAATAATACATATCTCTTCACTAATTTGTATATAATCCCATCCATCCCATGAGCTATTATATTCTTGTGCGATTGTTTTAAATGTGGTTTCGTCGTGTGGACATTTTACTACCCAACAATGTACTCTCTTACCATATGAACCCATTTTCTTTTTGTTCGTTTTAAACAATTCTCCTTCTTTAGTTAAATCAGAGATTGCTCTCCGTATAGAAGTTATGGGCCAAAGAACTGAGTCTGGTATTTCACTGTTTTCTCTTATGAATTTATGTACTTCGTCTGGAGTTAGTGGAGTTGTTGGATAAGTTTGAAAAACTGCTAACACTTCTGTTTTTTGTTTTGAGCTTTGTTCTCTGCTCGCCTGGAGTTCCTCTCCAGTCTCGTTGTTTGTGTTGTAGTACGCCATTTTTAGCCTTTCTCTGTAAATATTATTTTACAGGTATCAAGTTGTAAGACTACATTTTTCCCCCTTTCATATGTTAATGGGGTTCCATCTGTCTTTTTTATCACTTTATCAGGGTACTTGTCACAAATTTCTTTTATTGTGACCTTTGTTAATCGTTGTTCTGACATTTTATCCTCGGTTAATTGATTGTTGGGCTAAATGAGTACGGTCAAACCTCACATATTAAATCCATTGATACCGTGTGGAACCCAACAATTCATTATTGATAGTATAATAGTTCTGCACTATCCCAGATAGTAAGAATCCCAGGATTCACTTGAGTTATTAAATAATCTCTATGAATCATATGCTTGGGATCAGTTCTTACACCGTGCCTATTACGAGTCTTGGGAATGAACAGATATTCGCTCTCCAAATTTAATGGATTATGACGTACCAATGCAATCCCTATCTTTTTACCATCTTTAAAAATAGAATACTTTGGTACTATCTCTTTGGTTTTGTAATGTTTCAAAGTCTCTTCGTCACCATTTTTGATCCCTTTTAAAACATCAAAGTAAAATTTATTATGTACTAAGAACCATTTGGTCTTACTTGTAATAAATCTTACCTCGTAACCACCATTATTTTTGACAGTTATATCTGCGGCTTTATTTATGCCTGGAACTATCGTTATTACTTGAGTCATTCTCTACCTCCTGATTAAAGTAAAAATCATTTACTATGTATCTCTCTATTCTGATAAACTTTGTAAGTCTTCTCATAGAGCGAATCCATATTTTGTCACGCTTGGCCTGATCATCATCATCTCTTTCCATTCTTTGTTCAAGCTTATGAGAATGATGAACTTCAGTCCTATTTCTTAACTTCATTTTTTTACCTTTGGTTAATTGGAAATTATAGTGGGCACTCATCAAGATTTAAACTGTGCAGTTGGCGGCACTTACCTTGAAAGTCAGGTTCTTTTGGCTTATTGGGCTTATCGCCTCACGGAAAATCATAATATTCTTCATTACAAAGATAATCTCATAGAAGTTACTCTACATTGATTAACCAAACATCAGAATCTCTCGACTCCTTACGCTTTAGTATACTATCTGTATGAATAAATGAGAAGAACTTTTCCCATCATACTGACATCCGCCAAAACACATTCTTTGTGCTTGTCTGACCGTGTAATCATACTGTCTTTAAAGTCGTATTATCACAATATTTAGCAATAATAGTCAGATATGACATCTACTCCATATCTGTATGATTACCCTATGATGCACGCGCTTTGGGCAATATGCATATTTCATAGGATTGAGTTGAAAGAATTATATCCGTTGATCAACGCTTCAACAATTCTAACCCACTAATAGTTTTATTTGCCTGACATACCCACATTTTGTGATATGCTCTGCTTTAATACTATTTAATTCTTAGTAAATAATTGCTTACCCTCTACAAGTGTATGTTTCGGGAAATCATTACTCTGCTTAAAAGCATTTGCAAGTATTTCTAAGTGCCATTCAAGTTCATCACTTTTAACTCTTGAACGGTGTAATTGCCACGTTTGAAATATAATGTAAGCTGTGGCACATACTGAATACAGCATAATTGCTAACATTATTAATTGGAAATTAGTCATTATTAAATCCTTAATAATAGTTGTATCAATGTAGCTATTCCAAGTATTGCTATTATACTAAACAATACAAAGAATATACCTTCTATGATATTATTGGTGATATTATTCATTACTAAAACCTTTAATTGTGGGAGATTTGATGACAGTCAGTTGAACTTAATCAACCCAGTTGTCAGCTATATTAGATCATATCAAATCTCCCAATTGTTAATCATTGCTCCATCAGTTGCCATACATCATCATCACAGTATGGACATCCATCGTGCCAGAAATGTTCATTATAATTACCTGCACAAGCCATCTTAGCCACTAGTCGTTTAATAGCCCCTCCATACTTATTTGAGGGCATTGAACAATATATCTTATACAAAATATTCTCAAATATATGCATAATAATACTCCTTATGATTAATGTTATACGTGTACTAACGCATACTATACAATATACGCAGTCCTGTCTATACCTATTGAAAGAAAGAAGATATTATACGGCTATCACCTTGTGTAATATCTTCTTTCTAATGGGGCCATAGAGCTGACTATGCAAATAGTCCCTTATGGTCGGATGCTTTAACCACAGTCCTGCGGACTATTGGTTTGTAGTATCCGATGAGTACATCATCCATATCAGCATCCTTAGACTCTATGAGCTGAGGGGCTTTTGTGAGGATGTAATCAACGCCATCGGTAACCTGTAAATTCATACCGTCAGACTTGTAATCCTTTACTAAGGACTTAAGGCCTGCGGCCTTGAGAGTCTTGGGGAATTTACGGGTAACCTGGGTAGACCTGACTTTGAGGTTGGTGGTATACAATCGTTTACCATCAGCATCAGACTTGGGATAGAATACTTTCTGTCCGTCAGGTAGTACCTTGGTGGTACCATCAGGTGTATTAGAAACAGAGAACTCTGTTATGTGTTTATCATTTGACATATTATGATTACCTTTCATTTATGAAATGTTATAAGAATATGGGAAATGGTGTACTTGTACACCTGACATCTCCCAGAGATGCGTAGGGGGCAACTAAACTCGCGTGAGCGCACAATAAATTTCAACGGCAGAGGCACCCCACGCCGTGAATTTTGAAGGGCGGTAGCGACCTGTATATCACGTAATCCCAATCTAAATAAAATTTTGGGAAAAAGGGGTGTAGGATTAGATACCTTGATCTAAAATATTTTTTTTTAAAATTTTTCCTATTTTTCTATGTCTCTATGATAAGGACACTTAACTGAATCTTGGTGAAGTAAAGCTTTATTATTGCATTGAGTAGTATATTATATATATATTATAAGTATTTATAATGTCATTAACATAGGGCTAAGTATTTCGTAAATGATAAGAAAATTACTAGATTATAAGCCTCCTAAAAGAGGAAAAAAGACTGCTCAGGGACAGAGTACACTAACAAAATATAGCCATAGTGGCTCTAAGAAGCGATATATCAAGAGATACAGAGGTCAAGGAAAATGAACCCAGATAAACCTACATTATTAGGATTAGTAACAGGAGGAAAATATCAGCAATCTTCTGAAATACCAGAAGTCAAGCCTTATTTGACTCCAGCGTTGGAATTTGCCACTGGAGCAACCCATAGACCAGGGGGTCAAAGTGGTACTCTAATGGATGCTGCAATGGCTACACCAGTTATAGGTCAAGTAGGTAGAGTTGCAAGGGGAATGAGAGCTGGAGCTTCTAAGATTTTGCCCCATGTTTTAAGAGTAGCAGAAAAAGGACAGCCTGCTCGTAGCATCGTTGCTGTAGAGACTATTGGCAAGGATGGAAAAAAGTTTATACAGCCATATTATAAGTCTACGGGTTCAAGTCCGTCTGTAGGCGGAGCGGGAAATATAAGAAAAGATAAGTATTTACCTTTCGAAGGAAGAACTCCCGACTGGTATGTGAAGGGACATACAAAGGTAGGCGGTGGTCAGGAAATGCACTATACAGTTGATAGATTTGGGCAAAAGCACCCCAAAATACCAGAATTTGCAAAGAATATGTCGAAAGAAGCTCAGGATTATTGGACAAGATTGCAGAACAAAAGGCTAGAGGGAGTCTCAAAGCATATTTCAAAGATGGAGGATGCA